TCATTTAAATTCTTTAATAATTCTACACGCGCGTTAATAGGCCATTTCTCTTCTTTTAAAATGTCCCATAATTTCATTAAGTGTTGTTCATTAGATAAATCTGGAATGCCAGATGAAACTCTATAACTTAACTCATTGAGTATTTTTTTCCAATTATTCTTCATAAATGATTGTTAGTCCGTCTGTTTCTATTTGACCTGTTCTGATTAGTGTTTGTATTTTACTTTTGTCCATACTAACCACGGTTGGTTTTTTAAAATCATATTTTTGTATTGTAGGGTGTGCTATACCTTCTTTATTTGTATAACGAGTAGATATTTTTGATAGTTCTTTTATTTTACTCATTTAAACTTCTCCGTTATGTCGTCCATATCGTGATAGTTAACTCCTCGACTAATCTTGACTGGATACTTACCACCACTTTCAATTGTTTGTTTTACCATATTTAAAAAATCTAATCCGTCTTTTGTATCAAAGTCAAACAAAAAGGCGTCATAATTATACAACACTAACTTACTATTGTATTGTTGTAATTTAGGTTGTAATTTATTTAAAATCTTGATATTGTTTTCTGTTTCCATTAATTGTATCATATAATTGAACAATTTATTTGGATTCATATCAGTTAGATTTTTCCTATATATCTTTCTATTATAAATATAAGACTGAACAAAATTGTTAGTTTTGAAGTCGTTCCAAAGTAATTTAATATAATCGTTTACTTTTGAGAAAAATGGATTGTCCGACACATCATCTGATATTCCACCATACAAATATTTAAATGATAGGGCTTTCGCTTCATCATAAGGTAGTCCATATAGTTTACCCATATGTTCGTGGACTGATGTTTCAGGAAAATCATAACCGACAATCTCACCGATTAATCTTAAATGGTATCCGTCAAAGTCCATTTCTACCAAGACCCCATTATTATAACGACTAATGAATTGTTTTCTACTTCCGTCTGATTTGTTTAGTGCTGCGAAGTTCAATCCACCGAAACGATTACTTGGTCTTCCGGTTGATGTGTATGGATTATATTCTG